GGCAAGTTGTAATAAAACAGTCACAGTAAATCAATTGGACTAATGAAAATGTGGATATATAAAACGAAAGCTGGAACATATACAGAAGACACTTTACTCAAATTGTTAGTGAGTATCGTGAAACACAGATTCCATCATTTGACGAATGACGGTAAATGGATGGACTGATTGGAACAAAATTCAAACTGTTACAGTCACTCAATATGACTAAGACTAAAATAGAATATACGCCGAGGTTTTCTATTGCAGAGATTCTTTGGGAAGATTCCTGGATAGAAATAAAAGATTTTTCAACAGCAGACCTATCTACTTTTAGGCCGATTGTTCGTTCTACAGTAGGATACCTGATTGAGGAAACGGAAGAATGCGTTATTCTTGCTACCGATTTATATGAAAAAGAACAGCATTTGGCTAATACGCCAATGATAATTCCGTGGAGCGCGATTCTTGCTTTTTGGGAGTTTGACGTTCATTGAAATGGACGCTTTCAGCTCTGGCAGTTGTTCTAGTTCTTCGGGTCTGGGACCCGTGGCCTATTGAAACTATCCGGCTCAAATACTTTGACGCGCTACTGACCTCAAAAGAATCTATTGAAAGTCAGACCCTTTCTCTCTACAACATTGATGAAAATGAGCTGGCACGAGGGGGTCAATGGCCTTGGCCTCGTCAGCAACTCGCAGAACTGAACAGGAATCTTTTCAATTCGGGGGCTGCGGCAGTCGTATATTCGGTATTGTTTCCAGAAGAAGATCGGTTCGGTGGCGATGTCGAGTTTGCTGAAAGCATGGAAGCTATACCGACATTTTTATCCGCTGTTGCTACTGCCGACACTAATCGGCAAGACGGTTGGTCTGTTGGTGTCGCTACATTAGGTCCGGTGCATGAGAATGCTATAAATTACCCGGGAATCCTGCCGAATGTAGCTGTTCTTCAAGAGGGCGCGATAGGCACCGGCATTGTGAACACTGCTCCGGAGGTAGATGGCCTGGTAAGGCGGGTTCCAATGGTGGTCAGGGTCGGGGAATCTTTATATCCGGCTCTTGGGCTGGATGTTTTAAGGGGACTGGCAGGCGATCCTTCCTATCAGGTAAGAGGTGGGGATAACGGTATACAGGCCGTTCGTGTGCCCAGTTTTGAAACTATAAATACCGATGCGGCGGGAAGGGTGTGGATAGATTGGTCAGTCGAGTTCTCTCAGGAGCCATTGGTAGAAACCATAGTCTTTGTTGGTGTGACCGCTGCAGCGGTCACACCATTGGTGCCTACGCCAAGAGGGCTGATGTACCCCCATCAGATTCAGGCAACTTTATTTGAAACGCTACTGAACGGGACAGCCCCGGTACGTCCAGACTGGTCCTTGGCGGCGGAAATGGCCCTTATTCTCGGCTTAGGTATCCTCGCAATAGCTCTGACGCAATTTTTGAGGGTCATGTGGGTTCCTGCTGGACTGGGAAGTATGGGTATTTTGACCGTCGGGGCCTCTGTTTGGGCCTTTTTAAGGTTTGGAATGCTTCTGGATGCGGCTTTACCGGTCTTTTTTACTGCCATTGTGGGCGGGACAGGTGTGGCGCAGCGAATGATTATTGAATATCAGCAGAAACTGCAGATTAAGCGACAATTTGAGCATTATTTGGACCCGAGACAGGTTCAACGGCTTCAAAATAATCCTGAAATGCTGAAATTGGGTGGAGAAACAAAGGTTTGCACGTTCTTGTTCACTGATTTGCGTGGATTTACCTCAATGAGCGAGCGGCTATCGCCGCAAGAGGTCACAGAGATTATGAACGCTACTTTGACCGTGCAAGTTGAAGAGATACAACGCGCAGGAGGGATGGTAGATAAGTTTATTGGTGATGCGGCAATGGCGATCTTTAATTGTCCCTTGGATTTGGACGAGCACGAAAACAGGGCCATTGAGGTGGCAGTCAGAATACAGCAAAGGATTAAAGAGCTTAATGAAACACTCCCTGTGGAGGTGGCTATTGGCGTTGGAGTTAATTCCGGCCCCGCTGTTGTAGGGAACATGGGCTCAGATACGCGCTTCGATTTCAGCGCTATCGGAAATGCGGTCAATGAGGCAGCGCGCTATGAAAGCGCCACCAAAGAGGTGGGCGTAGATATTTTGATAGGTCAGACTACCGCAGAAAAATGCAAATATGTGTTAAAGTCTTTGCCTGCTATTCACGTAAAGGGTAAAGAAAAGCCTTTACAAATCTATACCTTGGATCAACTGGTGACAGATAAACGGGGATAATGTTCAGAGTGTGGTCCCCGCAAATGAACCACCCTGAACTTTTTATTAGGATAGAGTAATGAATATATCGCAAGAAGGTCTGGATCTTATAAAAAAGTTTGAGGGCTGTGAGTTAAAGGCTTACCAAGATTCTGTAGGCGTTTGGACGATCGGTTACGGGCATACTAAAGGCGTCGAGGAAGGCCAAGAAATTACTCAAGACGAAGCCGAGGAAATGCTTGCTTCAGAGCTTGATGAGTATGAAGGCTATATCAGGGACATGGTTGAGTGCGATCTGGAACAATGTCAATTTGATGCTTTAGTTGCCTGGGTCTACAACCTGGGTCCCACAAATCTGAAATCATCCACGTTGCTGAAGCGGCTTAATTGGTTTTCAGAAGGAGGCGCGGAGAGTGATTTTGAGGACGTACCTGAGCAAATAAAAAGGTGGAATAAGGCCGGAGGAAAAGTCTTACAGGGTCTTGTACGTCGCCGTAAGGCGGAGTCCCTGCTTTTCGAGGGCAAAGAATGGCATGAAATATGAGCTATAAGAGGTAGTAAGACTGTATTTGATGATGTAAGATCGCGAATATGGATGAAGTCGATGTTGTCCAGTATGTTTTTACGCTGATTCGGGAAAGACGTACTCTCATAAGAGAGGTGTTAGAGAATAACGGCGTAAAGAACATGGAGCAGTATCGCGAACTTATGGGCGAGCTGAATGGCTTGAATCTGATGCGCCAGGAGCTTTCCGATATGCTGGAAAAACAGGAAAAATTAGATGCCTGAAAGTGCTGAAAAAAAAGAGCTTCTCGACTCATTATATGTAGAAGCCAGTGAAAAAATACTTGACCCTTCCTTAATTGATAAACCTATTTTAGAACGTCTGCCTTCTCCTACAGGCTGGAGAATCCTTATTCTTCCTTATCGGCCCCCAAAAGCCACTAAAAGCGGTATTTTATTTTCGGACAAGACTCTGGATGAGACTCAGATACAGACCGTTGCAGGGTATGTCCTTAAAATGGGGCCCTTAGCCTATGCGGACAAAGAGAAATTTCCGGAAGGCCCGTGGTGCCAAGAAAAACAGTGGGTTATCTTTGCAAGATACGCCGGATCACGTTTTAAGATTGAGGGTGGAGAAGTTAGAATTCTGAATGATGATGAAGTTCTGGCTACTATTAAAAATCCAGAGGATATCCTACATAACTAGGAAGAGGGGTAAGTATGGCTACTGCAGAAACACCGGCTGTAGAGGAAGTTGAAAAGGGGCAGGTTCCTTTGGATATATCTGAAACTGAAGAAACAGTTGAGATAGAAACCAAAGATCAAGTAGAGGCTGCCCCCGAAGTTGCTGAAGAAACCGAGCAAGAGCAATATAGTAAGGGTGTCCAGAAAAGGATAAATAAGCTCACTAAACGGGTTAAAGAGACGGAACGTGAACGGGATGAAGCTGTCCAATTTGCTCAAGGGGCCAAAGCTCAGGCTGATAAGGCCGCCTCACAGCTACAGCAGCTAGATCAGAGTTATCTCAGCGAGTACGGGGGCCGTATTTCGGCTGAACAGACTCAGGCCGAGGCAGAGCTTAAACGTGCTGTGGAAACCGGTGATTCGCAGGCCACGGTTGATGCTCAACGTAAATTAACGCATTTGGCGGTAGCTGCTGATCGTTATGAGCAGGCCAAGATACAGCAGGAACAACAAAAGGCTGCTTATGCGGCTCAGGCGCAGCAGGCTCAATCAAATAATGTCCAACAGTTCCCGGGTGCCGGGGCGCCGCCCACTCAACCACAGAAAGCTGACCCGAAGGCTGAAAGATGGGCCACTAAAAATGAATGGTTTGGCGAAGATTACACAATGACCTTCGCAGCATTTGGTATCCATAAAAAACTTGTTGAAGAAGAGGGATTTGACCCTCAGACAGATGACTACTATGATGAGCTTGACAAACGCATTAAAAATGAGTTTGCACATAAATTCGAGGATGATACTGGCAAGAAGGCCGCTCAGACAGTAGCCAGTGTATCTCGCGGAAGTAAGACTGGGCGCAAAAAGGTTAGACTCACCCCAAGCCAGGTAACTATTGCCAAAAAACTGGGTGTGCCACTGGAAGAATACGCTAAGTACGTGAAGGAGTAGGTTTGATGGCTACCAAAGAAACTAAAGAATCCAAAAATTCTGCGGAAGATTTGAAGGCAATCCAACGTACTTCCCGCGCTAAAACAACTAGGGCTGCCACGACAAGGCGTAAGCCGTGGCAACCACCGTCAATGTTAGATGCCCCTCCTGCACCGGAAGGTTTCAAGCATCGTTGGATACGTGCCGAGGTTAGAGGGTTTGATGACCGTCAAAATATCTCGGCGCGTATGCGAGAAGGCTATGAACTTGTCCGGAAGGATGAATATCCTGATTTTGAAGCCCCGGTTGTTGAATCGGGTAAACATGAAGGGGTGTTTGGAGTAGGCGGTTTGCTTCTTGCACGCATACCGGTAGAGATAGTAGATGAGCGCACCGAATACTTTCGTCAGCGTCATGCTGACCAGCTCGAAGCTGTTGACCACGATATGATGCGCGAGAATGCCCACTCTACGATGGCAATCAATAAGCCTGATCGCCAATCGAGAGTAACTTTTGGTGGTCCACGTAATAAGCAATAACGTGTACCAGTTTTACTTATTTGACAAGGGGACAATCTAATGGCAAATCAAGAAACTGCCTTTGGTCTTCGTCCTGTTGGTCTGGTTGGTGGAGGCGCTAATTCTACCGGTACTACCGAGTATGAAATCGCTTCTGACAATACCAATGCTATTTACCAATTTGGTATCTGCGTACCGTTAGCGGCTGGCGTTATTGATTACGCTGGCGCAACTTCTGGCGGAACGACACAGGCGTTGGGTGTATTAACAGGCGTCATGTACCATGATTCGGTCAAGAAAAAGCCTACGTGGCTTAATTATTGGCCCGGGTCCGGCAGCGTCAGCGTGGATACGAATTTTCCTGTAAAAGCGTATGTTGCTGATAATCCGAACCAACTGTTCCAGGTGGCTACAGATGCTACTA